GTACAGATAATGGCAAACACTTCTGGCGCATCTGCATTTAACCTTGACCTGACTGAACTGGTCGAGGAGGCGTATGAGCGGGCGGGCTCAGAGATGCGTACGGGCTATGACCTGCGCACTGCTCGTCGGTCGCTCAACATCATGTTTGCCGACTGGGCCAACCGTGGCATCAACATGTGGACGATTGAGTCGGGGACTATCCCGCTTGTCCAAGGCCAGAACACCTACGCACTGCCAGACGACACAGTTGACCTGCTGGAGCATGTCATTCGCACTGGCGGAAATGTGGCATCCACGCAAGCCGATCTGACCATTACGCGGATTAGTGTTTCTACCTACGCCACCATCCCCAACAAGATTCAGCAGGCTCGCCCGATTCAGGTCTGGGTGCAGCGTTTTAACGGCCAGAACTCACCCACCGGCTTGCAACTATCTGGTGGCATCTCTGCTACGGCGACTCAAATCACACTCAACTCGGTCATTGGCTTACCCACCACTGGGTTTGTCAAAATCGACAGTGAGATCATCAACTACGGGTACATCTCCGGCAACACCCTGTACAACTGCTTCCGTGGGCAACAGGACACTGTTGCTGCACTGCACAATAGCGGTACTACGGTGTATTGGGCGCAGGTGCCTGCCATCACGGTTTGGCCCACCCCCGACGGTGCGCAGACTTATCAGTTTGTGTACTGGAGATTGCGCCGTACCCAAGACGCTGGGGGTGGCGTCAATGTGATGGACATCCCATTCCGGTTCATCCCCTGCATGGTTGCGGGGCTGTCGTACTACTTGGGCATGAAAATTCCCGGTGCGGCAGAACGCTTGGATGTGCTGAAGCAGCAGTACGATGAGGCTTGGCAGCTTGCGGCTGATGAAGACCGCGAGAAGGCTGCAATCCGCTTTGTACCCCGTCAGCAATTCATTGGGGGTACGTTCTAGTGGGCAATAGGTTTGCTTCCGGCAAGAACGCGATTGCCCAGTGTGATCGCTGTGATCAGCGTTTTAAGCTCACTGTGCTTAAGCGCGAAGTCATTAAGACCAAGAACTATGAGTTGTTGGTCTGCCCGGAGTGCTGGGACCCGGATCAGCCGCAGCTTCAGTTGGGCATGTATCCTGTGGATGACCCACAGGGTTTGCGCAATCCACGGCCCGACCGCAGCTATGTTACGTCTGGAACCTCTGGGCTCCAGATCATTGAAAACGATAGTCCAAACCCGTTGGCTCAAGGCACGCTTGAGCAAGGCAGCAGGATTATTCAGTGGGGTTGGGCTCCTGTCGGGGGTGCCAGCCTAAACGATTACGGGCTCACACCAAACAATTTGGTTTTGACCGTGAATCTTGGTACAGTCACAGTTGCAACGACATAAGGAGTCGATCATGGATGCAAAGACCGCAGTGCGCAAGCACGAGAAGAACATGCACCCCGGCCAGAAACCCACCAAAATGCGTGCTGGCGGCAAGACCAACAGCGACATGCTCAAGTATGGTCGCAATATGGCCAAGGTCATGAATCAGCGCAGCCCTGGCCGCAAAGGAGGCTGAGATGGCCACGTACAAAGTTCCCAAGAAGGTCGCGTCGGTTGTGGTGGGTGAAGAGCCCGCCAAAGAGACCATGCGCAAAGCCAACGTGTCTGTGGCCAACACCCGCAGTCAGGATTACCCGCCGGTCAAAACCAGCGGCATCAAGATTCGCGGCACTGGTGCAGCCACCAAGGGCGTGATGGCTAGGGGTCCGATGGCATGAACTACGCCGCGTTGTCTGCTGCAATTCAGGATTACACCCAGAACTACGAAACGGAGTTCGTAGGGAATATTCCTGTCTTTGTCAAACAGGCGGAGCAGCGCATCTACAACACGGTTCAGTTCCCGTCCCTGCGCAAGAACGTCACAGGCTCTGTGTCATCTGACAATAAGTACTTGTCATGCCCGGAAGATTTTCTTTCGGTCTATTCACTGGCGGTTGTGACGGGTGTCACGGGTGGGAACATCAACACCGGCTCGTACGAGTACCTGCTCAACAAGGATGTGAACTTCATCCGGCAGGCATACCCAACGCCAAATGACACTGGGGTTCCCAAGTACTACGCGCTGTTTGGGCCGACGGTTTCAGGTGCTGTCATTTCCACTGAGCTTAGTTTCCTTATTGGCCCGACCCCCGACGCGGCCTATGACGTTGAGTTGCACTATTACTATTATCCCGAGTCAATTGTCACGGCGGGCACTTCTTGGCTGGGTGACAACTTTGACACCGTGTTGCTCTACGGCTCTCTGGTGGAGGCGTACACGTTCATGAAGGGTGAAGCCGACATGATGGCCCTGTACGATGGAAAATACAAAGAGGCACTCATGCAGGCCCGCCGCCTTGGTGATGGGTTGGAGCGCAGCGATGCGTACCGCAGTGGGCAGACGCGCATCTCCCCGCTGCCGCAGAATAACGGGGTTCAGTAATGGCCTTTACCGGCAATTTTTCCTGCAACACGCTGCGGTCAGGGTTGGTCAACGGCACGATCAACTTTGCCACCGACACGTTTTATCTGGCGCTGTACACCAACGCAGCCACGTTGGATGAGACCACCACCGCTTACACCACGACAGGTGAGGCAACTGGCGGGAACTACGTTGCAGGCGGGCAGATCGTCACTGCCACCATTGCCAGTGAGACAACGCCAAACGGCAGCACTACGTACGTCAATTTTTCCTCACCTGCATGGACGGGGAACATTACGGCTCGTGGCGCTTTGATTTACACCCCCGGCGACAATGGCGCGGTGTGTGTTTTAGATTTCGGGTCCACCAAGACTTCAGCAATTGCTTTTACCGTTCAGATGCCTGCAAACACCAGCACATCTGCCCTCATCCGACTTGTTTAAGGAGTCATCATGCAAAACGAGCTTTCAAATTTTGGCGACCAAGCAGAAGTGACTATGCAGTCCAATGTCGTTGGTTCAGAGACTGTTGGTATTGAGGGGCACTACCATGTGGTTTGCCGTGATGCTGACGGCAACATTAAGTGGGAAGATGAGTTTCCCAATCTGGTCAATGCGGGCGGTAAGCAATTGATGCTCGATACGCTGCTGTCAGGCACCTCGTACACCACGGTCGGCCCTTTTCTTGGCTTGATCTCTGGTACGGGCTTGACGTTCGCTGCTGCGGACACGCTAACCTCAAAGACATGGACTGAGTTCACCAACTACACCGTTGGTGGTTCGGCTGTGCGTGGTACGGCGTCTTTCAGTTCGGCCACTTCTTCGGGCACCACACCTACCAACGTGACGACCAAGACCGCATCGGCTATCACCTACACCATCACGGGTGGCGGCGGTACGGTTGGCGGGTGCTTCTTGGTGACTGGCACTGGCGCGTCCTCGACTCAAGGCAATACCTCTGGCACTCTGTACAGCGCAGGCGCTTTCAGCACGGCCAAAATCACGACCGCAGGCGACACCGTAAGCGTTACGTACAGCACGACCGCAACCTCTTAATAGGAGGTCTTAAATGCCTCTGGTCCTTGCAAACCGTGTCCAAGAAACGGGCACGGCGAATACCACTGTAAGCTTCACACTTACGGGGGCCGTCACAGGTTTCCAGTCGTTTGCCGTTATTGGCAACACCAACACCACATACTACTCTGCCACTGATGGTTCGGGTAATTGGGAGGTGGGCCTCGGCACGTATTCGACCACGGGGCCAACGCTGACCCGTACTACGGTTTATGCCTCCAGCAACTCTGGAAGCGCCGTGACGTTCTCGGGGGCAGTCAACGTCTTTGTGACGTATCCGTCTGGTCGGTCGGTCAACCTGAATGAAACCGGCGACGTGTCGGCGCTTGGCACTGTGTCTTCTGGCACATGGCAGGGTTCCACGGTTGGCGTGGCGTATGGTGGTACAGGTGTAACGGCATCTTCCGGGGCCAACTCGGTGGTGCTGCGGGATGCCAACCAGAACATCGTGGTCAACCGGGTCAATCAAGCCAACACCAATACAACCGCAGCAGGGGGGACCACAGCCCTGACGGCAGCCTCAAGCTACATCCATAGTCTTGTTGGGACGGGTGGACAGACATACACGCTGCCTGATGCCACTACGCTGACAACGGGTGTGGCGTTTGTGTTTAACAACCTTGCCACGGGCACCCTGACGATTCAGAACTTTGCTGCGGGTGCGGTTGGAACTATCTCATCGGGCGGTGCAGGCGCGGTGTTCTTAACGGCCAACGGCACGGTTGGCGGCACTTGGGACCTCCACGCCTATCTGCCGGAGGGCGTGACCTTTGGCACAAACGCATTCAACCTTGGCTCTGCGGTCATATCTGGTGGTACGTGGCAAGGCGGCACGATTCAGCCTGCTTACGGCGGAACAGGTTTAACCACATTCGGTGGGGCGAACAACGCTCTTTACTCTACCGGGGCATCGACGCTGACGGCTGGGACATTGCCAGCATCAGCGGGCGGTACGGGCAATACCTCGGGGCAGGCAGCATCTGTAGCAAACGCCGTCACGTTTAACAACGGCGGCTCTGGCGGCGCATCGGGCTCGACCTTCAACGGTTCGGGCGCTTTGACTGTCAGTTACAACACGGTTGGCGCACCCAGCACAGGCGGCGCAAACGCCACAGGTACTTGGGGCATCAGCATTTCGGGTAATGCTGCGACTGCAACAACCGCCACCACGGCCACCACTGCCAATGCACTTAACACCGGAAACTCCTACACAGGCACGGGTTTTACGGCAACTACGGCGCAGGCATACATCATTGCCAACCGGACTTCATCTGGCAGCGGGCAGGTGGGTTATAACTGGGCGCAAGGCGGCTCCAACCTGTGGTGGAATTATGTAGACACTGGAGGGACCACCCTCAACTGGTACAACAGCGTTTCCGGGCAAAACGTAATGGCGCTGTCTACTGGTGGGGCGTTGAACACCGTAGGCGCGATTACCCAAAACGGCAGTCAAGTCCTCACCGCAGGCAACTACAACTCTTACACCCCCACTTTGACGGGCACTGGTGCTACGGGTACGTGGGGCATCAGCATCAGCGGCAACGCCGCTACAGCCACTACGGCGTCCAACGTCAACAACGGAACCCTGACGTTGGCTGTTTCGGGTACAGGCTTGTCAGGCTCACAGACCTTTACGGCCAACCAAGCGGGCAACGCCAC